GTAGTAAATATATGATATTTGAGAGTGTATTAGAATATAATCCCCATACAGGAGCGTTTACCTGGCTAAAAACAGTCAATAGTAGAGCCGTAAAAGGCACTACTGCGGGGTCTACTACTGATAAAGGGTATATTATAATAACTTTGAATAGAAAAAAGTATTATGCTCATAGGTTAGCTTGGTATTTAGCTTATGACGTATGGCCTGATACGATAGACCATATTAACGGTATAAGAACCGATAATAGATTAGAAAACTTAAGAAGTGTGACACACATACAAAACTGTGCTAACCAAACAAAAGCAAAAGGTTGGTATATAAAGCACGGAAGATATTTTGCAGAATTAAGGCTGAATGGTATTAGAAAACCTCTAGGCTATTTCAACACAGAAGAAGAAGCAGCTAACGCCTATAAATTGGCAAAGGAAGAGTATTTTAAAAACATAGAAGAGTGGGTGAGCGGCTGAAACCACCTCCCTGCTAAGGAGGCGCTTCGAGAAATCGGGGCCGAGGGTTCGAATCCCTCCTCTTCTGCCAATCGAGTAAATATATGACTAAGTTCTTACAAGATTTATCAGATACTATATTTGAGCGAAGAAAAGTAAAGGTAGCACCCCGCACTAGGTTATCCGTAATACGGGCGGAAATGGAACCAGATGTAATAGCCCCAGGGTCTACAAAGATAGAGCTTTCAGCATTATTCACCACAAGAGCTATTATATCTGATACCGATAGCTATGCTGATGTGTTTGATCTGGCTAAAAAGAATCTTGTAGAACAGATTGCACACGAAGTGTACGGTAGTATTAGAGACGACTTAAGGGACCTAGTGTCTAAGTTACTAGAAGAGTTTGGGGATTCTATAGAATATAGAGACCTAAACCGTATTGCAGACGCTATTAAAAAAATAGAGTATTCTACCCACCCAAGCTAACCTAGTGGAAGCGCGTGTCTGAAGAACATGAGGGCTTGGAGCGTAACCAAGGGGTGGGACCAAATTTAGTTCTTGACTTTTTTGGTGTCATACGATATAATATTAGCATGAAAAATGTACTATTAGACAATACTACAGGTTATTTGTATTTTTGCGAGGTAGGGCACCCTCTTGCTACAGGTAATGCACATAGGGTTCTTTTACATAGACATATAGTATCAGAACACTTAGGCAGGCCTCTTTCTAAAGATGAAATAGTGCACCACAAAGATGGCAATAAATTAAATAATAGTATAGATAACCTAGAGGTTATGAGTCAGGCAGAGCATGCTAAAATACATATTACTAAAACAGGGGAGCACGCTTCTTGCACTAAACAATGCTTAAATTGTGGTGTAGATTACAAAGGCGTCGCTTCCAGTTCATACTGTTCTAGAGTATGTAAAGATAAACATCAAATAAAGAATACCGAAATAACTAAAGAAGTACTTCAGCAACTAATAGATAAACGCATTAGTTGGGTCGCTATAGGTAAATTATTTGGTTATTCAGATAATGGTATAAAGAAGAGAGCCAAAGCCCTTGGGTGTAGAATTAAGCCTCTGTAGTTTAATTAGTAAAACCCTCGTCTCCAAAACGAGCGTTCGCGGGGCGGAGCCGTGCAGAGGTGCCAATGAAGAAGCTGCAAACTCTGGAAGAGTTTAATAAAAAGCGTAGAGAATATCATGCTAAGCAGCGTGGTAATCCCGTAAAAAACGGGATAGTTTGTCCTAAGTGTGATAAAGAAATGTATGATCTTCCAGCAGTGATACACACCGACCCGCCCCAAAGACAAATTTGGTGCAAGCATTGTAAGTATACGACTTACAGGGTTGATTAAGTTGAAACAGAATTTTGATAGATGCCTACAAATAGTTTTACACCATGAAGGTGGTTTTGTTAATCATCCTAAAGACCCAGGCGGGGCCACAAATCGTGGGGTGACTAAAAAAGTATATGAACAGTGGGTTGGGCGCCCAGTTAGTATTGATGAAATGAAAGCCCTGACAGTTGAAGATGTCACCCCTATTTATAGAAAGAATTACTGGGACAAAGTACGTGGTGATGATCTTCCTTCAGGTATAGACCTAATGGTATTTGATTTCGCAGTCAATGCGGGGCCAGGGCGAGCAATTAGAACACTACAAAAACTGCTTAATGTTAAACCAGATGGAGTAATTGGTCCAATAACACTAGGGTATGTACACAATACACATAATCCAGTGTTTCTAATTAGTCATTATAAAATAGAAAGAATGGATTTTTATTATTCTTTAGCTACTTATTCTACATTCGGAAAAGGCTGGGCAAAACGAGTAGAAGAAGTAACTAAAGAAGCCTTACACCTCCTAGGCTAGCCGTGACCCGTGTGCAACCACGACTCGTGCGAAAAGTTCAAGGAACCTATATTTGTTGCAGGGTATAGGGAAAACACTATATCAGAGTTCCATCACTACGATGGGAGAGCGTATCTCTCTAGTTTAAGCGGAACCTGCCAGGAGATATAATTGACGCTAAATCCGAAAGGATCAGGAGTGGTACACCATAAATGACCATGCGTCTTGGTTCGATGAAGGTAACTGAAAGCGTTTCGGACGGCGGTTCGATTCCGCCCAGGTCCACCAAAGCACATCTCTCTATAAACTCACGATGGGCGGAGAGCGAAGGTTCGAATCCTGGTAGGGGTTGGCTAACGCCAGATCCCGGCCACCACAAGATGTGCTTTGTTGGGCCTGCCTGGTTTCGACGGGGCGTAATAGGAAACTGGAGAACCCGGCAAGGTGAAAGCCGTGGCGAAAGCCGAAGCAGCAAAACTATAAATGCAAACGATAGCGTTTATGAGGATGTTCGCCTAGCGGCGTAACTCCCCAGGGTTTTGCCCCACCCTGTAACCAAACGGGGCTTTTAATTCGCGCATGTCGGCGGTCCGACCTAGGGCTTTCAATCCCGGAGGGGAGGGTTCGACTCCCTCGTGCGTGACCACCAACTGGAGATAGTTATGACCTGAATTAATTCGAGCACCCCCATAGGTTTCTTCTTTTAACCTCAACCAAAAAAGTTTATTAGGAGAAATACTATGTCGATTGAATTAAAAATCAAACTAAAAACCTTAGCTTATGAAGCCAAGGAAATCCGGAAATTCGAAAAGAAACTGTTCAAGGCAGGAGCTAGATTGGGTCGTCAAGACCTTGTATGGAAAGCCAATTCCTTACACGATCATAGACAGCAAGTCGTAAGAAATGCTGCTAGAAGCACACACCTAGCCTATGGGTTTATTAAGGGTAAGCCTTATGAGGCCCTAGAAAAAGATCCGCATACTCAACCAAACTGGAAAGAAGTCCTCAGAATGATCTGTAACTACGGACCAGATATAAAGAAGAGCGCATTAGAACAGTGGGCTAACCTTAATCAGGGCAGCCTCTAAGTAGAAAACAGGTTTGCGGTCATCCTGCAACGCAAGTTAGAGAAAACCGCCATGATTATATGTATTTGTGCCAACATTAGCGATAAGGAGCTAGACCTAGAACCTAACTTAATTAATGTTATAGGTCTAGGGTGTGGGAAGTGTATAGAATATGCAAGTAACAAAAGTTCTAAACCTGTTCATGCCGAAGAAGAATTATTGGAATCTTCGAGTGATGAAGTTCAGCGACCCAAATGCCGCGGATGAGAATGCTTGCAATTATAGACTAGTGGAAGTGTATTATGAGGATGACGTTCCTCATAGTTGGTGCGAATACTTTACCCCCGTAGTAGAAAGCTGGGATTTACCAGAGCAGCATGACTCCCTAGATGTAACCAAGGCTTTATCCCTAGAGTATGTCAGGCATCTATCCAACGTTCATGATGCTTTATCTAAACCAATTCTTGACGCCTCAACCTTCGAAAAATAAATCTTGACTCCCCCCTCCAATTAGTCTATAATATCTTCTGAAAGTTATAACTTTTGGGAGATTTCTTGTACAAACTACTACTTAACAAATACACCATAGCCATCGCGGTTACTTTGGCCGCGACTGGCTTTTTTGCGTTCCAAAATCACCAGATAAAGCTCCGCGAGCAAAGACTCACGGAGCTTAGCGCCGAAGTTCACAAATTATCCATCGAAAAAGATGCCGCGCGCGCACAAGTTAAGGAACTAACAAAGATAGTAGAGTCTAATACCATACTCTTAAAGGCTATAAAAGATTCCCAACAAGCAACACTAGACAACATTAAGCAAGAAATAAAGATAGTAAATGATCGAAGATTAAATGATCTTGCTAATAAGAAACCAGGATTAATTGAGATTAGGGCTAACAAAGCCACAGAGCGGGTATTCCAACATATAGAAGATGAAACAAAAAAGTTTCACGATGAGCAATCTCAATGAGATCCTTACTCCTATTACTATTATTGAGTGGGTGCGCGGCCCAACCTAGAGTAGAGATTAGATCTACGCCCGTACTTATACATCCTGAATTACCAGAACCAGTACAGCTAGAAGCCCCCAAGTTTTATGTACTAACTAAAGATAATGTGGACGCTTTCTTTGAAAAAGAGGGCGAATTAGTAATCTTTGCAGTAAATACCGACGGATATGAAACACTATCTGTAAATGTTCAAGAACTGCGTAGATATATCATTGAACTTCAAGGAGTAGTAATTTACTACAAGAATTCTATTGAAGAATATAATAGGGCTAATGATGCCAGATAGAAAAGTTACATTGGGCGCCTTAGGCGGGGCCTTAGGGCTATTAATTGTGTGGGTAACTAGCGCATTTGCTGGAATAACCATTCCGGCTGAACCAGCTATGGCACTACAAACTATTGTAGTTTTTGTACTTCAGTGGGTTTATGAAGTAATACCACATACTCACAAAGATAAAGACGGAGACGGAATCCCTGACTGATGGAAGTACCAGTAAAGTATCCCGGCCAAGCAGCAGTAATGTTTGCGACAGGGCCCTCCCTTACTAAAGAAGTAGTTGATCTTATACGACCTTACCATGCAAGTGGTAAGGTCGTAGCTTTTGGCTGCAATGATGCGTATAAGCTAGTAGATTATCTAGATGTTCATTACGCTTGTGACCCAGAGTGGTGGGATCTGCATGTGAAAGAAGTCTTACGAGGGCTTCCACCGTCATGCCACGTATGGACCCAGGACCCTGGTGCAGCCGAAAAGTACAAGCTCAGCTTTATACCTGGGTTTCATAAGCCTGGTTTCTATGTTGCTAATAGACAGCATATTCACTTTGGGGCTAATTCTGGATATCAGCAACTAAATCTGGCTTATCATTATGGTATTAGAAAGTTTCTACTAGTGGGCTATAATATGAAGATGGTAAATAATAGTAGACATTTTTTCGGTGAGCATCCTGGTAGAATGAAAAAAGACAGCCCATACGACTTATTTATTCATAACTATAAGTCTATACAGCCAGAAATACAGCCTATGATTATTAACTGTACTGATAATTCGGCACTTAATTGTTTTAAGAAAATGGACCTGAAAGAGGCATTAGACTCTCTATGATTAGAATATTTATTGGAACTTCTCCAAACGGAGAAGATGATATAGCTGAGCGAACGCTTAAGTACTCGCTGGAAAGGCACACTTCTGAGCCTGTAGAAGTAATCTTTATGCGTAATAAAGAAGGCTCTTATTTGGGTAAGTTTGATAACAGTAGATGGGTTACACCATTTACTGGTATGCGCTGGACTATCCCAGAGTACTGTAATTTTAGTGGAAGAGCTATATATATGGACGTAGACCAATTAAATCTACGCGATATCTCAGAGCTTTACAATATAGACTTAGAGGGAAAGCCATTCGCTAGTAGACAGGATAGACTATGTGTGATGGTTTTTGACTGTGCTGCTATGAGAGGGCTGGTACCTACAGTACAACAACTAAAGATACACTCCGATTGGCCTAACCAAAACTATTGGAGAATGGTATCGCTTTCTTCCCATTTCGACCCTCGCTGGAATTGTTTAGATGGAGAGGGGCGGCCTATATCAGATATTTGGCATCTTCATTTTACCACAATGCCCACTCAGCCTTGGAAACCAGCGTGGTTTAGAGGCCAGACTAGAGAGCACCCAAGACGTGACTTAGTTGCGCTATGGGAGCAGTACCGAGACGAAGCAATAGCCGCAGGGTACTAGTATGAGGGTTCTTGCAGCCTGCGACTCTCAATATTACTATAAGTATTTTCCTACATTTTATGCCTCAGCAACAGAAGCCGGGTATACTCCAGTACTACATCTAGTAGATCCTAGTGAAGATATTATTAAGCAAGTATCTGATTTAGATATAGAAACTAGCATTAGCACATGTAGAAGCATTCATAAAAAGAATTACTACGCCCATGTTAGGTTTTTTGCAGCAGAAACCCATTTAAGAAACGGCCCATTATTAATAACTGATATAGACGTAATATTTAGGCGCTTACTACCTACTCCTACCGAAGATGTAGGAGTATTCATACGAGAATATGAGTGGTACCCAGGCATGAAATCCATGGCTGGTATAGTGTGGTTAGATGATACACATAACGCTATACACTTTATCAGATTAGTTAATGAGCTAATTAACAAAAGGCCCGAAGAATGGTATGCGGATCAGTACGCAATTTACGACGCCTATAACCATCTGTGTAACTCAGTATCTATCAAGCATTTTACTAATATCGAACTAGACTGGGACTTTACGTCAACTTCTTATATATGGAGTGGGAAAGGTAATCGTAAGCATAGCGTTAAAAAATACATAGAATTAAGCAGTTATTACCATGACAAATTTAATATACCAAGTAGCAGTAGGTGAGCCCTCTGCTTTGTACGAGCACTGTATAAATAGTGTGGCCGAGTACTGTAAAAAGTATAGTATTGAACACATTATTCAGAGAGAGCCGATATTACGTATTGCCCCAGATTTTACTAGGTCTGGCCGTAGTGAAAATGTGGCTAAGCGAGGCTACCTTCCTATCTTTGAAAAGGAAAATGCCTTTAATTACTTGAAAGATACAAACGCATTAGCAATCATAGATGCTGATATTTACATAAGAGATTCTGCCCCTAATATTTTCTCAGAGCTTCAACCTAGGGCCGCTATAGCACTAGTATCAGAAAGAGAAATGGATATTCAACCTTGGTATCAGAGAAAGATTTTACATTATTCTATAGCTCAGTATGGAAACTTACATGACCAGCCGCAACGGGGCCGCCCAAATTTTAAACCTAATGATCTAGGGTATGAGTTTTATAATATGGGTATGATGCTTATAAATAGCAAAAACTTCTTACCATATCTAAAAGGAGACTCGCCCAGAGATTTTATTAATAGACCAGAGTTTAAAGATTTCGTAGATGGCATAGGGCAATGGAAGTGGTCTACTGACCAGACACTACTAAACTATTTTCTTAAGGTGAATGGAGTACCAACTCAACACCTTTCCCCAGTATGGAATGGGCTATACAACGCTGTGAATAACATTAAATACTGCCACTTTGTACACTTTTTCCTAAAAGATAAACTCCCTAGTAAGGGGGAGAATGTTTCGGAGTTAATGGCAACTATATGAACACTAGATCTGCCAATGTAGTTATAAAAGAGTTAATAGAGGCCGGCGTATCTATTAATGTAGTTTATGATATAGGAGCTAACAAGGGGTTTTGGTATAGTAAATGGAAATCTATACTACCAGAGGCTACTTTTCACCTATTCGAGGCCAACCCATTAGTTGTGCCGAATATTAAAATAAGCGCTGGAGATACTTACAATTATACCTTACTATCAAACTCTTTCGTGCCAGTGGACTTTCATATACCAAAAGAGGGATATAGTAGTACAGGTGGTAGTTATTATAAAGAGTTAACACCTTATTACGCGGATGATACTATCACTATTAATTCCGCTACTTTAGACTCCGTTATAGACGAAAAGGGGCTATGCCTACCTGACTTTATTAAATTGGATACACAAGGATCTGAAGTAGACATAATTAGAGGCGGGTATAAGTGTGTATCTAATGCAAAAATTATTTTAATAGAAATGCCAGTGCTTCCATATAATGCTAACGCCCCTAACTTTAACGATTATATATTAGACTTAAAAAGGGTAGGTTTCATACCAACTGGGGTGGACGACATAAGGATAAGCAAAGGAGTCCTGATACAAATGGACTTAGTATTTGTAAAACGGGATCTATTAGATTCACTACACAATTTTTCCTTGAGTTTACTGGGGGTATAATGAATATATTAATTACTGGTAGCTCTGGATTTCTTGGTAAATTTGTGGCTAGAGAATTTTTATCTCACGGGCATAGAGTATATGGGGTCTCTAGATCCACATATAAAGATGTTTACCAGACTTACTCTGTGGATATAACAGATTTCTACTCCCTAAATAGTTTAGTAGGGGAGAAGTCTATTGATATAATAGTTCACTTAGCTGGAAAGCCTATAGTATCTGACTGCGATAAAAACCCTTTTGATGCATATAAAGTCAATTCTTTAGGTACCGCTTCTGTATTAGAGTGTGCTAGGATTAATAATATTAGTAGAGTAATATCAGTAGAGACAGATAAGATATACGGAGTACAAAAAAGTATTCCTACCAATGAAAACGCTAGTTATAATCCTAACTCACCTTACGAGCTATCAAAAGTTTTTGCTGCCAGTTTAGCAGACTTTTACAGAAAAGTATATGGCTCTAATATCATATCAGTTAGGCCAGCGAATTTATATGGCCCCGGAGATCACTCTACTAGTAGAATAATTCCCAATGCTATCAGAAGCCTGAAAGATAATATTGGAATTAGGCTTTATGAAAACTCCTTACATATGCAAAGAGACTTTATTTATGTAGAGGATGTAGCTAAGGCTATATATAAATTGGCTACTGATTATACTAACCACTATACTTACAATTTAAGTACCAACTCTCCAATAAGTATGCTAGAATTGGCGGATCTAATACTATCAGTGGCTAGAAAGAACATAAAGCATAGAGTAGAGCCAAAGATAAGTGAGTATACAGAGATTCCATTGCAGCAGATTGATGGAAGTAGGTTTAGTGAGGAGTTTAAGTTCACTTATACAAGTTTAACAGATGGCTTGCTAAGTACTTGGCTTAATTCATGAAAAATATAATACTGCAACATTTCGACGGAGAGCTGAGAGAACTAGATAAACTCTCAGTAGAAAATATAAGTAAGTATGCTAGTAGAATAGGGGCAGATTACAAACTAGTATTAGGTAAACCTTTTAACGTTAATTTAACAGCCCCATGCCAAAAAGTAGTAATGCTAGACGAGATATTTGATAAGTGGGACAATGTAGTAATGCTGGATATTGATATGTTCAAGACCAGAACTAACGATGAAAATATATTTTTGTGCAAAGGCATTGGATTATACGAAGATACTCAAGTAAAACTTCATTATAAACTTACGCAATTATACCCTAATATATCGAGCCCAGCTGCTCCATACTGGGGTGGGGCAATTTATAAAATGAATAAAGAAGAGCGAGTAAAACTAAGGCAAGGTCTATTAGAAGATACTTCATGGATGGAAACATACAATAAACCTTACCACTACGAAGATGAGGGTATCATGCATACCTTAGCGGTAAAAACTAATTTTTACCCAGAGCACCCATATTTGGATAAAAAATGGTGTTATTGTAGCTTTTTAAATAACCCAGAAAATGCTGGGTTTATACACATAAGGACAAAGATAACCCCCTCTGGCCCAAAGAGAGAAAAAATTGAGAATTATAAGAGTTTATTAGAGGTGGGTATACTATGAAAAATTTAATATATCAATATTGGGACGGCGACTCCTCGCGCTCTGGGATTCGGGCAGGAGTTGAAGCTATGCGAGCATACGCAAATAGAATAGGGGCCGAGTATACATTTGAGGATAACCCTAGGTTTCTTAAGTCTTTAGGGTATGACTTTGGTACCTATACCCCACACTATGGTGCTTTTAAACCAATACTACAAAGATGGGATTATGATAATGTTTTGTTTGCTGATACAGATGTATTTCCAGTAGCTGGGCTAGAAGAAAGCATATTCAACGAAACATTTAAATACATTGGTATCTGTAGAGAGTCTTGGCAAACAAAAAATAAACCACTAGACCAGCGTAAGATGGATATAGTATGGGCTAATATAGTAGAGAAAGCCTATGGGGTATCAATCCCTAGAGATAGCGATGGTAATGTTATAGTATATAACTCTGGGGTGGTATTATACTCTTACGAGGGTATAGCGGAAGCCTATAATAGATTTATAGACTTTAAAGACTATGTATCCCTTGTGGCGACCAAGTTGCCTGCTTTTTATACCTCTGACCAGGGGTACCTGCATGCTATGCTAGGTTTAATGCCCTCTTGGTCAGAGCTAGATGAGTGCTGGAACAGTTACGTACATTACCTGCCTAATACACAGGCCCCTAGACCTGTAAACGACACTAGAACTTCTAAAACTAAATTTGTGCATGTTCAGTTACGTGGGGCGGACGATTTTAGTAGAGAAAAGCTATTTAGAATAGTTAATAAACCAGTTTCAGAGTGGGACCTATATGAGAATATATAAGTATAATAATTACCAAGAATATGTAAGTAAGCAGGAATTAACTAATAGAATAAAACTAGACTGGGTATATGTAAAGCCGGAAGTAATTAGTGCCATAGCAAAAAATAAAGGATCAAATGTATATAATATTTTATGCCATGGTACTAGAAATGGGGCAGAGCAGAAGTTATTTAAAGAGATATACCATGAAGCTTACATAATCGGTAGCGAGATTAGTTCAACAGCTACTCAATTTGATATGACAGTACAGCACGATTTTTCTATACCAAGAAAGGAATGGGAGGGAAAATTCGATATAGTATACTCAAATTCCTTTGACCATAGCATTACACCAGAGCTAACCCTACAGGTATGGGCTAGCCAATTAAACCAGGCAGGAAGATTATATCTAGAATATGCTGAGGCACAAAGTGAGGCTTCGGAGCACGATCCACTAGACGCTACAGAGTATGAAATAGAACAGCTAATAAGTAGTAACATGAAACTTATAGAAAAGATATATGGGGTAGCTAAGCATGCAGGGGTTATATTTGTGGCGGAGAAAATATGATTACATCTAAAGTTGACCACTGTCGCACACTAGAAGAGTTCTACTCAGAGATACGTAGGCAGCAAGAAGAGGCTCATGGAAAAGAATACTGTGCGCACCACGACGCCATTCAGAAGTTATTGATTCGTGGAGACAGATATAAAGAGCTGGGAACTCACCAGGGAGCTACTGCAGCAGCTGCTTGTTTAGCTTTTCCTGACTCAGTAGAGTTAATAGATATTAACCACGAAAAGTACTATGCCTGTAAATCATTGTTTGAGACGTACTGTTTTGTAAATAAAATAAATCTTATAGTTAAAGAGGTTAACTCTATTGATCCCGCTTCTGTATCTAGATGTGATCTACTTTTAATTGACTCTGTGCATAGACCAGATCACCTTAGAACAGAACTAATGCTACACGCTCCATATACTAGCAAATATATTGTGTTACATGATACTTATATTTTATCTGGGCGAGTTAATCCTGTACTTCATGAAACTGCAGTAATGTATACAAAATGGGTTCCTGAGTGGTCCGTAATAGAATACTATCAAAAAAATGCTGGGTATACAGTACTTAAAAGAAAATGATTAAAGCTTACATTATAACATTACCAGCTCATGGGCCGTCAAATCTAGGATATGAGGCCTGTGTTAAATCAATAGAAGAGACTAAATCAGATATAACTCCAATTAGATTTAGGGCCACTACCCCTGACTTAATAACTCATGATATGCAGCAACTATTTGGGGAAGGAAAAGTTGTTCCATTTACATGGCCGATTATACCAGAGGAGAAAGAGTGGGACATAAGATTTCAGTTTGTAAAAAGAGCTTATAAGACTACGGATTGGCGTAAAAAGTATGCTTGTAGTATTTCTCATATGCGTCTATGGAAAGAATGTGCAGACTCTGACGAAACTATTATGATTCTAGAGCATGACGCTATTTTTATGCGCCAGTTCAAAGAAGAGTTTTTAAAAGAATTTACTGGTGGGGCATGTGGACTTAATAGCCCACTAGGGGCCACTAGAAAAGCCAATATCTTTTATAAGAAACTACTAGAAATGCCTCAGTACGGATGCTATCCTGTTCCTACAGTCAATGATGTGAAAGATATGCCATGCCCACAAGGATTGGCTGGAAATTCAGCCTATCTAATAAAGCCGTATGCTGCACGCGAGTTACTAGACTTTACTAAAAAGTATGGAGTATGGCCTAATGATGCAGTAATGTGTCGGGAGCTTTTTCCTTGGCTCCAAGTTAGTAAACCATATTTTACTGGATTACAGGGTATCTCTTCAACAACGGTAGGTTAATATGAAGTTTTATGTAATAACAATACAGGATCTTGACGAATCAAATAAAGTAGCAGATAGGTGTATAGCTTCTGCTGCCGAGTTCGGAATAGAAGTAGAGAAGCATTGGGCATTTACTCCAGAAGATAACGAAGAAATACTACAACATGTGCCTGTTCATTTTTATAATAGGGAATACATAGAAAGGTTTTCTAGATATGATAGAGTAGTATCCACATTTTTATCGCATTATTACTTATGGACTAGAAGTCACATTACTAATACTACGATAGGTATTCTAGAGCATGACTCTGTATTTACTGCTCCGTTACCAGAAATAGAATTTGATAAGTGTATAAACATAGGAAAGCCTTCTTTTGGAGCTTTTAGTATCCCTAGCTCTGGAGTGGGGCCACTAACTTCAAAGCGAAAGTTCCCCGGGGCTCATGCGTACCTAATTAAGCCAGAAGCAGCCTTAGCATTCATGTATAAAGCTCAAACTCATGCAACATCTACAGATGTATTTATCAATCTTGATAACTTTCCATGGCTTCAGGAGCTATATCCATGGCCAGTAGAAGTGCAAGATTCTTTTACTACGATACAGAAGAAAGAAGGATGCCTTGCTAAGCATAATTATGGGCTGGAATTTAAAATCATCTAAAAATAGTTCTAGACTTTTATGCTCTACAGTAGTATAATACTTGTAATATTGTAGAAGTATGGTGATTTTTTGAATATCTTTATACTTGACTTAGATCATTATTTAAATGCTAAGTATCATGTTGATAAGCATATAGTAAAGATGCCTCTTGAGGCCACTCAAATGCTATGTACAGCGTCTTGGGTAGATGAAATTCTAGGTTATATTCCTAGAGCCGCTACTAAAGAAGAAACGCAAGAATTACGAGTATATCTGTCTGGCTTAGAGGACTGGTATTGGCATGACCGATACACTGTTACACACTTAAATCATCCTTGCAGTATCTGGGCTAGATCCAGTTCTGCCAACTATGAATGGCTATATCGCTATCTAATAGCGCTTGGTGCCGAATACACTAATAGGTATGGAAAGTGGCATAAATCAGTGTCGGTCGCGCTTAGAATACCTAAAATAGAGAATATGCAAAATATAGGGTTAACACCATTCGCGCAGGCAATGCCAGACCAATACAAGCATGTTGACCCCGTTACTGCATATAGAAATTATTATATGGGCGATAAACGACATATCGCCCAGTGGAAAAGAGGAGTACCAGACTGGTGGCAATAACATACAGTAAACCGCGTGAATATAAGGAATATAGTATAACTGAAACTACCGCAGACCCGTGGGAACCAGAATGGAAGTATAACGAAAAAGAGATTCTGGAAGAACTTCTAGAGTACTGCCGTAGCACATATAAACAGCACTACGCTCAGAATGAGATTCAAGCTAGTGAGTTTATTTCATCCTCTGGAAAGGGTCTGGGTTTCTTTCTAGGAAATGCTATTAAGTATTCGGATAGATACGGAAAGAAAGACGGTTATAATCGTAAAGACCTAATGAAAGCTGTTCACTACCTTATAATGGCTATTTGGGAGCATGATAAACAGTGGCTGGACGAGTAAAGAAACGAGACCACGAAAAGCTTACTGACGCCAATATTAAAAAAGTCATTGAGCTTTTAGAGGCTACCCCACCTATCAGTAAGAAAGATGCTTGCGAGATTCTCAATATCTCGTACAATACAACTCGTCTGACAAAAATCATCGAGGAATGGAAGTCAGACCGTGAATATCGCGAGAAGCGTAAAGCAGAAAAGCGGGGCAAACCAGCGTCTAAAGACGAAATAGCCCTAATGGTAGAATCCTACCTAGAAGGTGACGCTATCTCTGAAATAGCTAAAAGAGTATATCGCTCTCCCGGCTTTGTTAAAGCAACCATCGAGAGAATAGGAGTACCAGTAAGGCCATCTGGCGAAGATAAGAAGGGGATTGAATTTCTGCCAGAAGCATGTGTGGCTGAAGAATTTAAGCCAGGTGAAATAGCTTGGTCTGCCGCCTATCATGCTCCGTGCGAAGTTCGAGAACTACTACCAGAAAAGTATACAGCAATGTATGCAGGACCATGCTATCGAGTGTGGATTAATGAAAAGTCTCAGGATACCGACACTAGGTTTGGGGCAGTTAGTGGCGGTTTTAACGCCTATGCTCCAGCTTATGATCTTGGTAAGCTGGAACACTTGAAAGAGTATGGCGTTAAAATAGAGAACCTATGATATATTATTTAATCTTCTGTATTACTACCTGTATCGTTACTATGATTCGTTGTCAGATTCCGGCCTGGAGAGCTGTGGATACTAGACGGTTTAATTTCTTATCTTTTTGGATAGCAATGATATTGTCTAACCTTATTCTAGCTCCAATTCATTTCGTAGTGCTTCTATCTGCGTCTGATCTATATAAGCAAGACATTATTAGGAGGCTGAGTGTTTGAGTTTTTTGCCCCTATAGCCCCGCTAGAGGAAGTAGCCCCGGATATCTTTTGCACCTCTTTCATGACAGAAGAGGCTTGTAACTATCTGGTAGAATTTGGAAAAGCCTCTTCTAAGTGGCGTAAACTTGTAAAAGACAAACTTTACTCTACTGTAGACCTTCACTTAAATGAAGAGCTACCGAACGTATACTCAGAGCTAGAGTTTGCTATTTTAAATCACATTATGCCAAAGGTGGAGAAGGAGTGGCTAGTCCCAAACGTAGCTATTCGTCAGCTATTTATGGTTTACTACTCAAAGAAGGTACAAACTAACCTTAAGCTACACCACGATGATAGCTTTATAACTATGAGTGTAAAGCTAAATAACGAGTATACTGGGGCAGAGCTTTACTTTCCTAGGCAGAAATTTAGTAACAAGACTATACCAGTTGGTAATATACTTATTTGGCCAAGCCAAATAACTCACCCACATCAATGTACTACCTTAGAATCGGGTGAAAAGTTCTCTTTAACCGTTTGGACGCATGATAAGAGCAGCGCCGATTAACCCGAATTTGGCTTCTAACAAGTTACGTGCACATGTGTAAAAATAAATCTTGACTATTTTGCAAAACTTGCGTATAATATTTCTCTACACTGGAGAAATACCTTGGGCGATAGATTCTATACCCAACAACTAGAGGCCCTGGGCCGCTGTCCAGGGTTTGAAAATACCACTAAAAGGAGAAAGAAAGTGGCGTGGACTGATGAAAAACGTGCTCAAGCAATCGAGCTGTACGAAAAAGCCGAACCTACGGCTGAAAATTCTATGGAGATTGTTAAGTCAATCGCTGAAGAACTCGAAGAATCCCCGAATGGTGTTCGTACCATTCTGTCCAAAGCAGGTGTGTATGTTAAGTCTACCCCTGCCGCTTCTACTAGCAAAGCTAGTACGAAGTCTGAATCCAGCGGCGGGGCTCGCGTAAGCAAGGACGCTGCACATAAGGCACTGACCGACGCAATCACTGACGCTGGTGCCGCAGTAGATGAAGAAATCATCTCTAAACTGACTGGTAAGGCTGCTCTGTACCTTACAGAAGTCATTCGCAAGGCTGCTGGTTGATCCTGGGGCGAAAGCCCCCTCAACCTTTCCTTCGTAGGTAGTCGCAGAAGAGAGTTTTATCTCGGCTATACAAGGATAAGGATATGACTAAAGAAGAACTAAAAGCTTTGCTTTTAGAGTACGGCGATGCAACAATAACGTATAGAAGCGCTAACTCTAATAAACTAAAGTATAATGTATGTACGGCAGACTTTAATAATACTTACATACAAAGTAAGAATAACAGGTCTACCGAAACGGACGATACAGTCCTACTATTCTGTTGGGACTGTGATGCTTTTCGCCTAATGAAAGCTGAAAACGTCAAGTCTGTAGTTCCTCTCAGTGCCATTCTAAAGAATGGTGAATGATGTGGAGCTTTACTCAAGGATTATATTTGAAGATGACGTAAAGCACAATCAAATTCGGCTAACCATTAATGAGTTTCATGGAGTAGAATATCTACATCTTCGTAAGTATTATTTAGACTTTGACGAAGAGTGGAAGCCTTCATCGGAAGGTATAAGTATGCCAATCGACTTTGATAATTGTCGAGAACTATTTGAAGGATTAGCCGAAATTATCTCTCTAGCAGAGAGTAAAGAAATATTAGAACGCGAATTTGGTGAGTTAATCAACAAGCTATACAAATGAAAGAACTCTTAGAGTACGCTTCCAAAAGATATTATGAAGGCACCCCGATTATGTCGGATGCGGCTTTCGATGCTCTATATGATAGGTACGGCCCACTTGATACAGTGGGCTATGCCGACTCAGCTAATACAATCCCTCACGCTTACCCAATGTTCTCTCTCCAGAAGGTTTATTTTGGAGAGAGTGTTCCTCCTACCTATAATACAGCGATAGTAACTACACCTAAACTTGATGGTGCAGCTGTGTCACTTCTCTATGTAGAAGGTAATCTAGCTCTGGCTATAACTAGAGGGGATGGTAAGCGTGGGCAAGAAGTAACTGATAAGCTTCTAGAGCTTGCTCCCAGAACTCTTCCAGTTAAGGAAACTTGGTTTATAACTGGAGAGGTGGCAGCCCCTAAAACTATCCCTAACGCTAGAAACTATGCATCCGGTGCCCTTGGCTTAAAAGATATTAATGAGTTCAAGTCTAGAGATTTGACTTTCATTGCTTATGATATTAGGCCCTTTATACATCATAGCTGGGCTAGCTCTATGCAAATTCTGCGTGGACTAGGTTTTAATACAGTTGTTGATAGCGATTGGAGCCAGTTCCCGCAAGACGGCTTAGTGGTGAGAGTAGATTCAAACACGATTTATCATGAGCTTGGCTTTACATCTCACCACCCCCGCGGGGCTTATGCGCTCAAAGAACGAAAAGAGGGCGTAGTTACTAAGCTGAAGGATGTTCAGTGGCAGATCGGAAAGTCGGGAGTAGTAAGCCCCGTGGCTATTCTGGAGCCCGTAGAAATTGATGGAGCTGTAGTAAGTAGAGCAACTCTACATAATATGAAGTACATAACCGATCTTGACTTAGAGATTGGCTGTGATGTAGAGGTAATCAGGGCCGGTGAAATCATCCCGAGAGTAGTACGCCGTGTATGATATAATGCCTTTATTAACTGGTGCTGTCACAGTTGGAGAGCTATCAGACGAAGCAGTACGGCAGCAACTCAGACAAATTCTAATACACAGACAAGCATTAATACAGTTAGAAATGGCATACCGCCAAGACAGGAGTAATTATAGATGGCTCGAAATAGTGCCGCGAGGGACATCGCCCTCCTAAATTTGATTCTCACCCCGCTGGATACAGGTGAGTTAAAACCAGCAGTTATTATTGATAATTCTTTTAATCAATTCCAGCCTTATGTACAGCATTCGCTTATTCAGGGATGGATTGATGCTCTAGTAGAATACCAAAATATGCTATATACTGGAGAGCCTCCTGCCAATCTAGTAATAGAGACGGTAACAATTAATGACGAAAGATGAACTTGAAGAGTTCCCTTGTCTTATCAGACTTGTAATTATGCCTAACTATGGATTTAGAACAGGCATGGTAGTTACTGATAGTTTCGATGAGATGGACGATGAACTCAAACTAGCCTTACTGGAGGCCTGGCAACCTGGAATTGAGGACTTTATTGATAAGATAAAGGCAGGAGAAACTAATATTCTAGTTAGGCCTAAAGATACAATAATACATTAATGGCAGGAATTTATAACGAAATATACTTCTCTTCTAGGCCAGAAGAGGCCAATAGCCCAGGAATTTTATACTGTGTTATTCTAGTAAATAAAGAGACGTATGAACGAGAGTGCCTAAAAATAGGTATAGCTAAAGGCACAAACTTTAGAAATGTTATAAAAAGAAGTAAAGGCTTCACCGGATACGATCTGCGTATTCAAAGAACTTATACTGATACACTATATAATGTGTGGAAGCTAGAACAGGAGCTTCATGATCGGTTTAAAGAGTATAGGTACTACGGGGCTAAAAAGTTTGGTGGCTATACTGAGCTGTTTTCTATCGAACCTGAAATTATCAAAGCTATACCTGTGAAAAAATAACTCTTGACTTCATACCTAAAGTGTCTTATAATATTCTCTCAACAGTCGGAGATTAAAGTTGCAAAAAATAGTCGCACCCACAAATTGTCCTAGCTGCCAATCGGTGCTAGAGCAAGTGAACGACCAACTTTTTTGCCGCAGCCCCGACTGTGGAGTCAAACTACAGAAAGCCGTTGAGCACTTCGCCAAGACTTTAAAAATCAAAGGGCTGGGTCCCGCATCCATCGAAAAATTGGGTTTAGCAAACATTGTTGATATTTATTCCCTTACCGAAGAAGATGTGTTCCCAGTTCTTGGTGAAAAAGTTGGAGCGAAGCTCTTAGAAGAAATAGAAAAATCAAAAACGGCTACTCTTGAACAATTACTTCCTGCTTTTAGTATTCCGCTATTTGGAACTACGGCCGCACAGAAACTGTGCTCTGTAATTACTAATATCACTGAACTTTCGGAGGAAGTATGTAAGAAAGCGGGTCTAGGCCCGAAAGTCACAAGTAATCTCCTTACTTGGTATGAAAATGATTTCGTAACACTTAAACAAGCTCTCGACTTCTCGTTTACCTCAGGGCTAAAAGCCCCTCAGAGTACAAAAGGAGTAGTGTGCATTACTGGCAAGCTTAAATCTTATAAAACCAAAGAAGAAGCCAAGAGTGTACTTGAGGAGCTTGGATATATCGTAAAAGATAGCCTCACTAAAGATGTTACGATCTTAGTTAATGAAAGTGGGGTTGAATCTAGTAAAACCAAAAAAGCCAGAGAATCTGGTGTAACTATTGTAAATAAGATTGATGAGGTATTTTATGTCAGCACTCCCTAAATGGACCGAAGAACTAACTGCACGCCTGGAGACTTTCGTTGGTGACGAAGCTCCGGTATCCCGAGCAACCGTAGAAGAAGCCGCAGAACAACTGGGAACTACTCCCCGTTCTGTTGGTAGCAAGCTGCGTAAGCTTGGCTACGAAGTGGAAAAGGCTAGTGAAGGTCACGCAAAAGCGTTTAGCGAAACGCAAGAAGCTACTCTGCGTAACTTCGTAACTCAAAACTCCGGTAAGTTTACTTACGGTGAAATCGCAGAAGCATTTGCTGGTGGCGAATTTAACGCTAAGCAAATCCAAGGTAAGATCCTGTCTATGGAACTTACTGAGCACGTTAAGCCTACTCCGAAGCCTGAAACTGTTCGTACCTATACCGAAGCTGAAGAAGCTACGTTTGTAAGTATGGCTGGCAGCGGCGCTTTCCTAGAAGAAATCGCTGAGAAGCTGGGCAAAGAAGTGAACAGTGTTCGTGGTAAGGCTCTGTCTCTGTTCCGTCAAGGGCAGATCGAAAAGATCCCAGCTCAGCGCGATAAGAAAGGCGACTCTCAAGTCGACCCGCTGGAAGCTCTGGGTGATATCAGCGGTCTGACCGTGGTTCAAATCTCCGAGAAGATTGGTAAGACCCCTCGTGGTGTCAAGACCATGCTGACTCGTCGTGGTCTGGTTGCTGCCGACTACAACGGTGCAGCTAAAAAAGAAAAGGCTGCTGAGTAATTAGACGCTGATTCGACCGGGGGCGGGGTTTACTCCCCGCCCTCTTTTTCACGTCTATAAAAAGAATCAGAAATTTTTAGGTGGTAATTTTGAACCTGGCTAGTATTATCATTAAGAAAATACTGGATGAGTCAGATGTGGAAACATGGAGTGTTTTCCACCGACACTACTTGCCTAAAGAATACCATAAAGTCCACGATCTAATATCTAAGCATCTTACTCAGTATAACCACCTACCAAATTTTGAAGCCTTAAAGCTCTCTACAAGAGAACCTGCTCTAAGAGAGAAAATATACGCGATTGAGCGAGTAGATCACACCGAGATTGATTGCTCAGAACTACTAGACTATCTAAAGAATGAGTTTGCTCAAGCAGAGGCTATGTCCAAGATTGAAAAATTCTTGGAAAGCTCGATAGCAACGAGTACAGCCGAAGAGATTATCGACCAACTACATACGCTAGTTATGGAGCTGGAAGAGCAAGTAGATATTAAAGATCCTGAAGAAGATATGAAAAGGATCTCTCTATTTGAGCCACAAGAGCAACTAGAAAAGAATCATCCTTTGGGTCTAAATGCTGAGTATGATAGCGAAAACTTATTCGCTCCTACTGATTACGTTCTGATCGGAGGCCGTCGCGGGGCTGGTAAGTCACTAACTTGTTCAAATATCGCATCTACAACGTATGAAGGTGGTAAGTCGGCAATTTATTTTACTATTGAAATGCCGACCAGACAGATATTGCATCGGATTTGTTCAATCTCTACTGGCGTACCAATCAATGCCATCAGGCAGCGAAATATGTCGGTTGACGAATGGCGTAGGGTAGCCTCTTGGTGGGCTAGACGATTTGAAGAGGGAGAAGTAGAGTATCAAAACTATTTATCCCACAATAACTTTGAAAAGTTTCATTCAGAACTAATTAGACATTCCTTAAGGAAAACACAAATAGAAATAGTATATGATTCGGCCCTTACTCTTGGTAGGATACGAGCCGAACTAGATAAAAAGTGTAAAACATTGGAGCCAGCTGTAGTAATTGTTGACTATATCAACAAAGTCAGAACTAGCCTACATAGCAAAAATGGGCAGTTCGAGTGGACAGAACAAATGGCTATTAGTGACAAGTTAAAGTCCTTGGCACAAGACTACAACGTACTATTGGTATCACCGTATCAGACTGATGCAAGCGGTGAGGCTAGAATGGCTAAGGGTATTCTGGACCCTGCCGATATAGCATTTTCACTTGACGCGCATAAGCAAGAAGATCAGATAATTACATTTAATTGCGTAAAAAGACGTAATGGACCAGAAATTAGTTTTACCTCCAAAGTAAATTGGGCTACTCTAAAGATAGGCCCAGATACTGGGGAGATTCCCGGAAAAGCTGAAAAAACAGACGAGGAATCCCAAGAACTATGATAGTTAAAGGTAGTTTGGCATATACTCCCAATGGGAGAAAGAGACGTACAGTCGCTAAAAAGAAGAGAAATCATGAATTCAAAGAACTTAACATTCGCAGAAAAGAGGAAGTTAGTAAATACCCGTCGGCGCCTCCGAAAACTTGCTCAACTGGCAAAAAAGAGTACGAAAGATTACCTGGTTACACAGTATCAGTTGCGTACAATAAAGGCGCGTATCAGGTCATTCCAACATCCGACATTAAATACATCGGAAAATGAACGTAAAAGATCTATTAGAAGCTAAGAAAATCCCTTATGTAGCAAAGGGAAGAGATTATGTCGTCCAGTGTACAAATCCTGAGCACGACGACTCTAACCCTAGTATGCACATAGACCAGATTCTTGGCATTTATAGGTGCTTCTCCTGTGGTCATAAAGGTAATATCTTTTATGACCACAATGAAGCACCAGATAAATTACAGGCTAAAAGAGAAACATTAAAG